AAAGTCATTTATATTATTAATAAATGTTCCTTTTTGGTGATATCTTGTACTTGAATTAGTCATTGTCATTCTTACTGAGTCGTGCATTCTTACCCATTTACCGCCGTCATATCTAAACATACGCTTTGGCATAAAATCTGTCCTAAGGAAGTAATCACCTTTTTCTGGAGATGCAGGAAATTGTATGCCATGACCAAAACTAGCACCATTAGGCACATTATCGTCGCCGAGTAAATATCCTGTATACCCGCTCTTAGCAGGGGGTGCAACTTGTGTTGTTCCGTTATCTTCTACAACTTCTACATCACTGCCTTGCTCAGTTGATTTAACCTGTACACTATAGTAATGACTAGTATCGTATCCTGATTTAGGCGCATCAGCTTCTGCTTGTGCTACAACTGCATCATTTATTTCTAATTCTTTTTGGTAAGTTGACATTACATCTCTTAAAGAATTTCCATCCGGCGCATCTTCATCTGCAGGTAGGTCTAATATCTCTTTAAACTCTTGACTATCAACGATTTGTTTAAGTTTTACTCTATATAAATGAGGATACCAAGTAGGCGAAAACCCTTCAGTTGCACGATTAACATCTTCTACAACATAAAATCTTTTTAATGCGACTGCATAATCATTTAATGCGTATTCATCTTTTAAATGGGGCAATTCTATAACATCCCCTGACATAATTTTTCTACCAAGTGTTTTGACAGAACTATTAATATGAATTGTTAAAAATATTGTATCATTTTCTAAAAATATACCAAACTGGCTTAAATTAAAGTCATTGTCTTGTACATTGTAAATGCCTCTAATTGTGTAAATGTCAGGGTCATATTTTCTATCTCTGTTTTCTAAAAATAGCAAGTCCTGTATATTAGTTTCTTTTACACTGTCGTAATGAGGCTGATCAGCAGTTGCATTTGCTTCGCTTGTATTTTCTGGACCAAGATATTTGTGAATATGTAGGTCAGTTCCGCCTACAGTAAACATTTCATTTACCTGTCGGTCTATGAAAGTATAATCTTTGCCCTTTTCTGGTTTGTATAATGATAGTCTTGGCATACACATATTTATCGTAACGATAAATACTATACCGGAGAAACATATATGGCAAACTTAGCAACGAAAAAACAAGAAGTATTTGACTATGTTAATCTATTCCTAGGCGGAGGAATGATTGATGTAGAACTTGATCCTATACACTATGAAACTGCTTTAAATAAAGCATTGAGTAAGTTTAGACAACGTTCAGATAATTCTGTAGAAGAGAGCTATCTTTTTATGCCTACAGTTATTGATCAAAATGAATACACATTGCCAAACGAAGTTGTAGAAGTCCGCCAAATTTTTAGAAGAAGTGTTGGGTCAAGACCAAGTACATCTGCTTCTGGCGGGCCTATATTTTCAATAGGACATACTGCAACAGCAAACAATAATCAAACGTTTGAAGTTAATTATAATTTGGAATCTGTGCAATCTATTGTTGTAACTGTAAATGGAGACACTACAACATCTTATGCAACAGACAGTGCAAGTAGAACAATTACATTTAATACTCCGTTGAATATAGGTGATGTAGTAAGTATTAAATTGTATGCGTCAGGTGAATCAGGAGGGGGAAGTTTATTTGAACCTTTTAACCTAGCGTATACAAATGCATATTTGCTATCTAGTAGCAAACTTGGAGGTATTGCTACTTACGACTTTTTTAGTCAATACCAAGAACTTGTAGGTAGAATGTTTGGTTCATTTATCGAATTTAAATGGAACACACAAACTAAAAAATTAACCTTATTACAACGTCCAAGAGCAGAAGAAGATGTGTTATTATATGTTTATAATTATAGACCTGATTTAGCATTGCTAGATGATTATCTAGCAAGCCAATGGTTAAAAGATTATACACTTGCGGCATGTAAATATATGTTAGGTGAAGCAAGATCTAAATTTGCTACTATTGCAGGTCCTCAAGGCGGCTCAACTCTTAACGGTGACGCATTAAAAGCTGAAGCTCAACAGGAAATGGAAAAACTAGAAACCGAAGTTACATTGGCCGTTCCAGGCGGCGTTGGATACGGCTTCACTATTGGCTAATGTTTGCGCTATAATTTAAACTCACTGTAAATACAGTATGACATACTTTCAAGAAAAAGAAGCAAATCGTTTGTTTTGGATTGTAAAAGGTCATCTCATTCCTGAATCATGGGACGAAAAAACTATTATGTCTACATACGAATCTTATATACGTAGACTTTGGGGTAATATCGAAGCATATCAACATGAAATTGGGTTTGAAGCAGCCTGGGCAAAACGTGAGCTCAAAAAAAGTAAAAAATACTTGACAAAAGCATAGATATTCTATATACTGTAAAGTATATTGTGCAAAGGATAATTTATGTTACCTAAACTACTTGTTGTCGGACACGGCAGACACGGCAAAGATACCGTCTGCGAAATGTTAGAAAAATATGGTTATACGTTTCAGTCTAGTTCTAAGTTCTGTTCTAAACTTTTTATATTTGACGAACTAAAAGACAAGTACGGCTATGCTGACGAAGAAGAGTGTTATGCAGATCGACACAATCATCGTGAGCTATGGTACAATATGATCCATGATTATTGTAGAGAAGATCTTGCTAAATTAGGTAGAAATTTATTCAAAGAAAATCAAATATATTGCGGATTACGTAACAAGCGTGAATTTTTTGCTATGCAAAACGAAGAAATTTTTGACTATGCTATTTGGGTAGATCGTACAGATCTACTTCCTTTAGAATCAAGCAAGAGTATGAGTATTGAACAATGGATGTGTGATTATACTATTGATAACAATGGCGACCTAAAAAGGTTACAGCGAAATGTAGATGTACTAATTCGAACTATCTTTAGAAATCAGGGACTAGGTCACCTTGCTTCCAACGCACCCCGTCCTTTTGAAGAATCCGCTGACAGTTAGCGCATATTGTTTTTAGATTAGTAGGTCTACAATTATTTAAATCTCCATCGATATGAAACACATTGAACTGCTCAGGATGTTTTGAAACAAATCCGCATTTTTCACAAGTATCTTTTTTCTCGTAACCTTTTTGCTTCCATTTAGGAATTCCGTGACCTACTCCGTTGCGCAAACAAGTTTCACATAACTTCCTATAATAAGTTTTCTTACCTTTTTTATAATTTATAGCCGCAGGACGTTGTCCGCATTTACATAATGGTCGCATACTGTATTTACCTCACCTTTTTGGTACCTTTTTCGACTGGTTTACATGCTGGTTTTCTTGATAACGTGCTAAATAGTAGTAACGTAAGAGAATCAACACTTACCGCATAGGAGAAAAAGACATGGCATTGACATCACCAGGCGTTCAGGTTAGCGTAATAGACGAAAGTTTCTATACGCCAGCAGAACCAGGAACAACACCGATGATTTTTGTTGCCTCTGCCGAGAATAAAACAAACTCTTCAGGCACAGGGGTAGCACAAGGTACAACAAAAGCAAATGCAGGAGTACCGTATTTGCTTACTTCACAAAGAGATTTAGCCGACACATTCGGCGATCCATTATTTTATACAGATAACAACAATAATCCAATTCATGGAGGAGAACTTAATGAATATGGACTACAAGCGGCTTATTCATATTTAGGCGTAAGCAACAGAGCTTGGGTTGTTAGAGCTGATTTAGATCTTGCTTCACTAGAAGCTAGTGCAACTGCACCAGCGGCTACACCAGCAAACGGAACATATTGGCTAGATACACAAATTTCAAATTTTGGTATTTTTGAATGGAACGGAAACGCTATTACTACAACGGGCGGTCAAACTTTTACAAATAAAACTCCTATTGTAATTACCGAAAGTGCAGATATGACAAGCGGCACTTTAGGCATTAACGGCACAGACGGAATGGTTCCTCGTGCAACTGTTGGTGCTATCGGAGATTATGCGGTTGTATTTGGTAGCACAGTTGTAAGAATGTTCTACCGTTCCCCAGGCAATAGTAATGCAGGCATAGTAGCAGGAACTTGGGTACTAGTTGGCAGCGACCAATGGAGCTCAAGTCATCCAGCAGTAACAAGTAGCGGAACTATTCCGCAATCAGGATTTAGTCAAGTTTCAAGTAACTTCTTAATCAACGGAACAACAATTACTGTAACAGATGCAGATACATATTCAGATGTTGCAGATGCAATTAGCGGACCAAGCGGACCTACAGGTATTACTGCACAGGTTTTAGATGGCAGACTAGCAATTTACAGTGATGGTACTGCTTCTGCACAAGAAGATTCAGTTGGCGGCGGTGAAGTTGTAATTACAGGTGATTCTACATTATTAGGAGAACTTAATATTACAGCAGGCACATATTATCCACCAGCACTTCAAATTAGTAAACATACACAAGTACCAGAGTTTAAGTCTAGCGACACATACTCACGTCCAACAGGATCTATTTGGATCAAAACAACAGAGCCTGGAAATGGCGCACGTTGGAGAATGAAAGTATTTAATGATGCTACACAACTTTGGGATAGCGTAGATGCACCAATTTATGCAAGCAATGAACAAGCTCTATATGAATTAGATAGAACAGGAGGCGGCGCAAATATAGCTGCCGGCGATATCTATGTTAAATCAAATGTTGCAGGAGATGTACAACCATTAGCAACATTTACAGTATACAAAAGAGATGGTATTGCACCAACTCAAGTTACTGGTTCAGCAATAGACTCAAGCGGCATCACAGCTGGCGATTATGAAATATTCATTAAATCAACAGACGGAGGCGATGCAGACTTTAGTGCGTCATATAGTGTTACGTTTACTACAACAGGAAATGCAAGTGACGCCGATGTTGTTGCAAGCGCAATTACAGGAGCCGCAATTCCAAATGTAAGTGCAGAAGTTACAAGCACAAACAGAATTGTTATTAAACATTCTCAAGGCGGCGAAGTACACATCACAGACGGCATTGCTGATGCTGAAGTTGATGGTCCAGTACTAAGCGAAATGGGCTTTAGTGCATTTACTAATGTAAACACTGGAACACCAGATTTATATTATGCTCCAGGTACAGACGGAAGTACAACTCCAATGCAATTACAAGCAAGTCTTTGGAGAGGCACTATTAACAGTGCAGGATCAGAAGTTGCATTCTACACAGCATCAGAAGATCCAGTTACTTCATTAACTGACGATGGTGCATTATGGTATAACTCAATTGTAGACGAAGTTGATTTAATGATTCATAACGGTACTACATGGGTAGGTTATAACTTTGCAGGACGCGGATCACAAGGAGATGCAAACTTTATTGCTCCTAGTCCTTATACTGGAACAAACCCAGATGGACCTATTGTAAGTTCTACAAGACCAACAGAACACACTGACGGTAACGGACTTGTAACAGGAGATATTTGGATTGATACTTCAGATATTGAAAACTATCCAATGATTTATAAGTATAATGCAGAGTTAACAAATACTCGTGCAGAAAATAGATGGGTACTACTTGACAAGTCAGATCAAACTTCTGAAAATGGTGTATTATTTGCAGATGCAAGATATAATACAGCAGGTTCAAACTCAGACACAGCAGGAGACATTGACGAAATGATGCTAAGTGCATACATGGACCCAGATGCTCCGGATCCAGCACTATATCCAAAAGGAATGATCCTTTGGAATCTAAGACGTTCTGGATTTAATGTTAAGAAGTTTGTAAGAAATGCTATTAACTTAAATGAAGATAACGGACGCTTTGATGATGAAGCAATGGATGGATATTATCCACACCGTTGGGTTACAGAATCAGCTAACCAAGAAGATGGTTCAGGTAGCTTTGGACGTAAAGCACAGCGTAAAGTTGTTATCCAATCACTACAAGCAATGGTTAACTCAAATGATGATATTAGAGATGACGAGTCAAGAATCTTTAACTTGATGGCAACTCCAGGATATCCTGAGCTAATTGGCGAAATGATTAGTCTAAACTATGACAGAGGCTTGACAGCATTTGTTATAGGCGATAGCCCAGCAAGACTAACACCAGACGCTACTTCATTAAACAACTGGGCAACAAACGTTAACCTAGCTGTTGAAGATAATGACAACGGATTAGTAAGCCGAGATGAATACTTTGGTGTATTTTATCCATGGGGCTTTACAAGCGATAACTTTGGTAACAATGTTGTTGTTCCTCCAAGTCATATGATTTTAAGAACTGTTGCACTTAGCGACCAAGTTAGCTTCCCATGGTTTGCACCAGCAGGTACAAGACGCGGCGGCATTACTAACGCTTCAAGTGTAGGTTATATCGATAGTGAAGGCGAATTTACAAGCATTGCACTTAACGAAGGTCAAAGAGACACACTATATGCTCAGAATGTAAACCCAATTACATTCATTACAGGTGCAGGTCTTGTTAACTTTGGTCAGAAGACTCGTGCAAGAGGATCGAGTGCATTAGATAGAATCAACGTAGCACGTTTGGTAATTTACTTACGTAGTCAATTGAATCAACTTGCTAAGCCATATATCTTTGAACCAAACGATAAGATTACACGCGACGAGATCAAACAAGCGGCAGAGAGCTTAATGCTTGAATTAGTAGGTCAAAGAGCACTGTATGACTTCCTTGTTGTTTGTGATGAATCAAACAACACTCCGAGCAGAATTGATAGAAATGAACTATACTTAGACATTGCTATTGAACCTGTTAAGGCTGTTGAATTCATTTACATTCCATTAAGACTTAAAAACACAGGAGAGATTGCAGGTTTATAAAGCATAAAAATAGGCCCCTGGAATATGGGGCCTAAATTTGCTAAATACTTGTAACAGGAGAACAAAGAATGGCAATTTCAACATTATCGAAAATTACAGTTCCTTTAGCAACAGGGGATAGTGCTAGTAACCAAGGCTTGTTAATGCCTAAACTACAGTATCGTTTCCGTGTTACATTGGAAAATTTTGGTGTTACTACACCAAGCACAGAATTAACAAAACAAGTTATTGATGTTACTCGTCCAACCGTAAACTTTGAAGAAATTGAAATCCCAGTTTATAACTCACGTGCATATCTTGCAGGTAGACATAGTTGGGAAGCAATTACACTAAACTTACGTGAAGACGTTAACAACAACGTACAAAAACTTGTTGGCGAACAACTTCAGAAGCAATTTGACTTCTATGAGCAGTCAAGTGCGGCTTCAGGTCAAGATTACAAATTTACTACACGTATTGAGATATTAGACGGCGGCAACGGTGCTAATACTCCAACTGTATTAGAAACATTTGAATTATACGGTTGCTTTGTACAAAATGCGGCTTACCAACAGTTAGCATATAGTTCAAACGAGCCTGTTTCGATTCAGTTATCAATACGTTACGATAACGCAATTCAAACACCGCAAGGTACAGGTATTGGTACAGCAGTTGGACGTACAGTTAATACTCTAGTAACTGGCGGCGGCGTATAATAACTCCTAAGCCATTCTAAACACTAAGGGAGCGTTAAGCTCCCTTTTTTATTATATACGCACTTAATTTAATAAGATAAATATTAATATGGCAAAGTTCACAGGATTTTTTGATAGTTTAGCAAATGGTGTTTTAGGACCTAAAGGTAATATGGCCGACTGGCAACATGCTAGTCGCTTATATGTTACTGACAATCAGAAACATGCCCCTAAACTAAAGTTTTTATATCACGTTACTTTTTACCTCACAAGTGAAGCAAAAAGTGTTATACCTGAGGTTGCTCAATATAGTAGCGAAATAGGTATGCTTGTAAAACAAGCAGATTTACCTAAATTTACTGCATCAGTTGAAACAAAAAACAAGTATAACAGAAAGAAAAATGTACAATCACGTTTAGATTATTCTCCGGTTAATATTGTATTTCATGATGATAACTTTGGTGCAACTACAGCTTTATTAGAAGCATATTACAAGTATTACTTTGCAGACGGTGCTCATTCATTGAATAATGGAGCATACGGCAACAGATTAACAGGTGACACTTTGTATGACGGTTCTGGAACTAACTCATACAAATTTGGTATGGACAACAACATACCTAGTGTACCGTTCTTTGATAGAATTGAAATAGCTCAATTATCTAAAAAATCATTTACAAAATATACTCTAGTTAATCCAATTATCAGTGATTGGCAACATGATACATTAGATAACACTGATGGTTCGTCACCAATGACTAATACTATTACAGTAAATTATGATACTGTATTTTATGATAGAGGTGAAGTAGAGGCAGGAGAAAATGGAGAACCTGCAGGATTTGGAGCAGTAGATCATTATGATGTAACTCCTAGCCCTATAAGTTTACAAGGCGGAGGGACACTAGGAATAGACGGAATATTTGGAGCTGGATTAGATTTATATGATTATATTACTAAAGGTAAGAATTTTGATAATCCATTCGCCGCAGGAATTGCTGCCGCAAATCTTTTTAGGAATATAAGGAATTTAAGTTCGGAAGGACTTAGAGAAGAAGGCTTTAGTATACTAACAGGCGCTATCGGAGGCGCTGCCGGAATAGATGTAAGCGGTGTTGCACAAACTGTATTTCCTAAAAACAACGGATCAGGATCAGGATCAGATCTATTACTAGCAACAGCGGCTGTCGCTGTAGCAAGTCAAGCCGCTGATATAGTACAATCTAGAAGAGCGGAAGAAAATCCTGTACAGCAAGACGATGCTAGATTCCAAAATTTTTCTGCCGCTTATCAATCATCAGGTAAAGCCGGCGGGATAAATGAAATGAGAGCAGAATATAATGCACTGCCGAGCTCTGAAAAAGCTAAATTTGATTAAAGGAAAGTATTATGTCAGGACTACCAAAAGATAAACCGAGTAATTACAACGACAAAGGTGTACAAAAATTCTTTGACCTTTATTTTACAAAAAAGGTTAGTTTTCCTTCTAATCAAGTAGATGCAGTAGTTGCGTTTTTTGAAAAAAGAGGTTTCGATAAAACTGCGGCTATAACAGTTGCAACAGTTTTATTACAACAAGCAAAAATTGATAACGTAAATGTTTTTAAATTGCTTGACACATTAAAAGGCTATAATGAATTGCAACTTAGTGCTATAGTAACCGAAATTTTAAATTATAACAGAGCAAAAGATAGTACATTAGGTTATAGAAGACAAGAATCTGCTGATAAAACAGAAAAAAGAAATATAGTAGCATGAGCAAATGTCTAGATACGCTAATGGAAAATATTCACTTAAATTTCCTGAAAAATATATAGGAAATAAAACTCCTACATATAGAAGTAGTTGGGAATTTCATTTTATGAAATTCTGCGATGAACATCCTAGCGTAGCACAATGGGCAAACGAATCGATTAGAATACCATATAAAAATCCTTTAACAGGTCGACAAACAATATATGTTCCGGACTTTTTTATAGCATACTCTGATGCAAAAGGAAAAAAACGTGTAGAGCTTATAGAAGTAAAACCTGCTAATCAATCATTCAGAGAAAAATTAGGAAAAAGTAAAGCAAATCAAGCCGCATGGGTAGTAAACCAGGCTAAATGGGCCGCTGCCTATGCTTGGTGTAAGCAAAAAGGCATAGTGTTTAGAGTTATTACTGAGAATGATATTTTCCATACAGGGTCTAGACGATAAATAATAGTAGCATATAATGGTGTAACAAATGACTAAAAAATTAGAAGAATTATTAAATTTACCTGAGTCTAAAGAAATTGTAGATGATGCAAAATCTAATGAAAAGAAAAAAGACTCTGCAATAGTAGAGCAAGAAGAAACATTCAATGCTATGGAAGAATTTGATAAAATTGCATCTGCTTTGCCTAAAGTTAAAGGGTTAGGTGATAAAGCAGATGCAGAACTAGAAGACATTGCTCAACGTGCATTAACTGCATATGACGATCTAATGGACTTAGGTATGAATGTAGAAAGTCGTTACAGCGGAAGAGTTTTTGAAGTTGCAGGCAACATGCTTAAAACTAGCTTAGACGCTAAGACTGCTAAATTAGATAAAAAACTAAAAATGATAGAACTACAATTAAAAAAAGAAAAAATGGATAGAGATTCTTCAACCGGCGAAGATGGAATGATTGAAGGTCAAGGGTATGTTGTAACAGATAGGAATAGTCTATTAGAAAGGCTAAAAGGACTAGATAAGGATAAATAATACATATGATAGGGAAGAAAGAAATGAAGTCTTTTGTAGAATATTTGACAGAATCAAAAAAAACTTACGAGTTTAAAATTGGAGTAGCTGGAGATGTACCAGAAGACTTTGAAGACCATTTGGAAATAGGACTTAAAAAATACGGTTTAGAAAATTTAAGTTCTAGTAAGCGTACACCTATTACAGAAAGACCTTTAGACTTCCCTCAACTGCAAAATACACAAGTAACATATTGGGAAGCCGAAGTTACTTATCCAACTACTGTTCAAGTATTACAACAGTACCTAGGCGAAATTTGTAGTGTTCCTCAAAGTCATATTATTGTGCGTAATCCAAATGAACCTCAAGAAGAATACCAAGAAACAAAAGAGGAACAAGCATACGAAGCAATGTTAAACACTGAAGATATGGGAGGAGAAAGTGCCCAAGATTCAGTTGCAGGTAACAGAGTAATGGATTTATTAAAAGAGCTAGAAGCGGCTCGTAAAGAAAGAGAAATTGATCCAGTAGAAGGTGTATCTGTAGGCGAATCAAAAGACATTGGCGACACAGAAAACACAAAAAGCCCGATAGGAAGTTAATACTATGGATATGAAGAAAATTTTAGAAAACATGGATTCAGCGGTTGCTGGTAACAAACCGTCTACTGCACAAAAAGATGTTAACGACATGAAAACTATATTAGAGTCGTTACAAGAATGCGGCGGCATGGAAGAAGGCGGAATGATGCCTCCCATGGAACAACCAGAAGATAAAGTTACAATGAATGTATCTTTGAACGCTAGAGGTATTGATGCTATTGACGAATTGATTACATTAATGGGCGGAAAACAAAATACTCACGTTGATATGCCAATGGCACACGATGCTATGCATACTGATGTTCATTCACATAATCCAGAAATGGAAATTGAAATGCCAAGCAATGGCGAAGAAATGGATATGGCAACTATGAGAGCTATAATGGCAGCAGGTGAAAAAGCATCTGATGAGCCAGAGATGGACGATGATATGGAAGAAGAATGGGATAATGCTCCAGACGAAGAATATTCCGATCATAATAAAATGACAAAAGATTTAAGCGGTGGAATTAACCGTGAAAAGAAAGCGTATGCAAAAGCACAAGATGGCGATAATGCTATGGCTGTTGAAAATCTAAAAGCTGAACTTTCAAAAGCATTACGCGAAAAAATGGACCCAGTTGGTCAAGAAGACGATGATATCAACAATGACGGTAAAGAAGATGATACAGACGAGTATTTAAAGAAGCGTCGTGAAAAGATTGCACAAGCTACTGCCGCTGATGAGAAAGTAGGCGAAGGTCGCGGTAGAGGTCGCGGTAGAGGCAAAAAAAAGTAAAGATTAAATTATAATAAATTCAATAGGCACTACGGTGCCTATTTTTTTGATTAAATATTCTTATGCACACAGACATAAACTGGTTAGAATATTTTGAACATATAAAAAAAGTATGTCCCTGGAGTTACGCCGCCTATAAGAAAGGGCAAGTAAAGATTAGAGAATGGGACGGTGAATGGGAACACCTTAACAAAAACCAAGCAATAGTTTATATTGTTAAAAACACAAATAGAAGGCGTCTAAAAAAATTGTGTAAAAAATTAGATCTAAGCGAAGACTATAAATGGCTGTGGAGTGAGCCCAAATACGGTGAATATGCTAGTCCTTGTTATATTTTAATACAACAAGATCGCGTTCAACTTTACGAAGCAAGACTCAGTATAAATTATTACGATTAAAAAACGGTTAAATACTGTATGAGCAAGAGTTTAGATGGTGTCTTAACTAAAAAGGCAAACACCAAAGAAACATACACAGAAGATCAGATACAGGATCTTGCATTATGCATGGATCCAGATGAAGGCTATCTTCATTTTGCACGAAAGTTTGCGTACATACAACATCCTGTGCAAGGTAAATTATTATTCGATCCATACGAGTATCAACTACGGTTGATGCATTCATATCATAGTTATAGATTTAATATTAATATGATGCCAAGACAAACAGGTAAGACTACTTGTGCGGCTATCTATCTTGCTTGGTACGCAATGTTTAATCCAGATCAAACTATCCTTATTGCGGCGCACAAATACACAGGTGCACAAGAAATTATGGCACGTATTCGTTACGTATATGAAACTTGTCCCGATTATATTAGAGCGGGTGTTACAAGTTACAACAAAGGTAGCATAGAGTTTGAAAATGGTAGTAGAATTGTCAGTCAAACAACAACAGGCAACACAGGACGTGGTATGTCTATCTCGCTACTATACTGTGACGAGTTTGCATTTGTGCAACCTAACATTGCGGAAGAGTTTTGGACTTCAATATCACCTACACTAGCAACAGGTGGTCGTGCTATTATTACAAGCACACCTAACTCAGATGAAGATACTTTTGCTACTATTTGGAAACAAGCAGAGCAAAAGTTTGACGAATATGGTAACGAAAGTGAACTTGGTATAAATGGATTTCATGCATTTAGAGCAAGTTGGGAAGAACATCCTGACAGGGACGAGAAATGGCGTGATGACGAAATAGGCCGTATCGGCGAAGAAAAATTCCGCCGCGAGTATGGCTGTGAATTCTTAGTATTTGACGAAACTCTTATTAATTCAATTAAACTTGCTGTGATGGAGGGAATTAATCCTTTATTGAATATGGGTCAAACACGTTGGTATAAAAAACCAACTAATCAATATACATACGTAATAGCATTAGACCCTAGTATGGGTACAGGCGGAGATAATGCCGCTATTCAAGTTTATGAATTACCGAGCTACGAACAGGTTGCAGAATGGCAACATAATACAACTGCTATACCGGGACAAATTAGAGTATTAGCTGATATTTGCAAATATATAGAACAAGAAACAAAAAACCCGCAAGGAATTTATTGGAGCGTGGAGAACAATGGACTAGGCGAGGCTGCCCTAATCGTTATAAACGACTTTGGAGAAGAAAACATTCCGGGTATGTTTGTCAGTGAGCCTATCCGCAAGGGACACGTTCGTAAGTTCCGCAAAGGATTTAATACAACACACAGTACTAAGGTAACTGCTTGTAGTCGTTTAAAAACTATGATAGAAAATGATAAAATGAAAATTAATTCTAAAGCACTTATTTCAGAACTTAAAGGGTATGTTGCTACAGGATCAAGTTATCAAGCAAAAGTAGGCTTGTCTGATGATTTAGTAAGTGCAAGTTTGTTAGCATTAAGAATGATGAGTGTATTAAAAGATTGGGATCCAAGAGTATACAATACCTTTAATCAAGCCGATGATTTTGACGATTACGAAACTCCAATGCCAATCTTCATAAGTAGCAATTATTGATAAATACTTTACGATGAATGTAAAAAGTTTAGATAACATAGCAGAAGACCTATTTAATAAAATTAGAGGCCGTTTTCCATCTGTAACGATAGGGAATGAAAATGGTGAGCTAACCAGTGACCCGTTAACAGCTCGCTTTTTTGATTTTGATTTTAAAGAAGGTGATAGAAGTTTAGGAAAGGTTAGTATTAGCATAACCGAAGATTCATTGTCTGTTATGTATGGCACAGACTTTGTAGAAAACGAAGATGCAACAACTAGAAGTACATGGTACGATTTCTTAAAAGAACTAAGAAGTTTTGCGAAAAAAAGATTATTAAACTTCGATACTAGAGATATTACAAAATCCAATCTAAACCAAAGAGACTATAAATTTTTAGCGCAAAATAAGGGCGGAGATGAAGTGATGAGTGAATCCAAGTTATACGGAACTAGCAGAGTAAGTTATCAGGATATAGGTACTGCTAGACTTAACATTAGACACACCGAAGGCATTAATCAAGAAAGTGCAACAGGTAGAATTCAAAAGATTGGTAAGATCTATATTGAAAGTTCAGAAGGTGAAAGATTTAAATATCCATACAAACATCTAAGTGGCGCTAGAGCAATGGCTATGCATGTTTCAGAAGGCGGCAAGCCATACGATGACTTCGGAAAACATATTGTAGGATTATCTGAAGAATTATATAAGTTGCGTAAATTTAAAAATTATATGGGTCGCTCATCAGTAATGGCAGAAAGCCTAAGTGATTATATGGATGTTGTAAAAGAGCGCATTGCAACAGTAAAGAAAACAATAGAGACACTTCAAAAACCAACACACTACAAAGAAGCATTTGAAAGTTTTAATCCCCCAGTACTAGAAGATGTTCCCGAAGATGTTGCCGAAAATTGGATTGATCAACTTACTATCAAACAGTTTAACGAAGAACTCAAAGATGTATTTCCTTACATATATAAACTAGTTAGTGAAGCAACTAAAGCAAAAGAATTAGGGCCAGAGGAATTAGTAGACGAAGAAGACGATAACCCTTGTTGGAAAGGCTACAAGATGATTGGTATGAAGGAAAAGAACGGAAAAGAAGTTCCTAACTGCGTACCAGAATCTGAGGAGGTTATTGATAACGCATTTAATGAAATGATGGGTCAATTTTCAGAAGGATATATGTCTGGATATGAAAAATATCATTGCAAAGATTGCGGATGCCAAATGCATAACTGCAAACCTGATTGTAATTGCCAGCACGATTCACACGATGAAACAGGATCATGGTGGGTTGATGCAAACGGCAACGGCATACCGGATGTAATGGAGTCGAGAGAAGAAGTAAAACTTCCTATAAGTGAATTTATTCTTTCTCACTTTGATAGAGAGTCTGGTCAATTTCCAAAAGGCGAAACCGCTGTACTGACAATGGTAGAAAAAGAATACGGTGATAAATTTATTACACCTGCAAAACAATTTATTGAAATGATTAACAATAAAGTAGCAGAAGTAATGGGCTATAAGGATACTGATATAGAAGAAGGTGGACCTATTACTCACGCTATTGCAAATAGTGAAGTAGGTGATAAAATTGTAAAAGCATTAGATGATCGTCCTACAAAAGGTTTAAGTATGCTAAATCTTATGAAACTGGCTCAAGAAAAACTTGGACCAATTTGGTATAATATGATTGGCTTATCAGATCAAGAAAAACAAGACTTGGTACCTGTACTTAAAAATATGGGCATTGAATACGATCCTAACAAAACAGAAGAATTAGATAGAGTTAGAAATTTAGCCGGTCTATAAAGATTGAATGAAGTAGTTTATAGGTCTAAACACAGATATAGACTTATTTCTAGCGATATTGTATCATTAATAAAAAAGAATAATCTAAAACCGTTCTTATTTCATATTAAACGAGATGCTTTTTTCGATGTCTTTAACGAATTAAAAGAAAATATTAGACATCGATTAAGCGGTAAGATCAATGACTATACTTCTACACTAGAAGTTAACAAACTAAAATATTTTGAAAATGGCAGCAAAGGATTAGATGTACGCACTGATCGTAGTTTTTATATTCTTAAAATGCACAAATTGCTTACTGATCCGCCAACTAAATTTATTGTACCAACTACTGTTAGACTAGATAAAAATCGAGGTTGGGTAACTCATCCCGGTACAACAAAAATACCGTTATCACAATTCTTTTCAAAAGAACTAATAATAAAAGTTTTAATGTTTAAAAATAGAAACAAACAAGAAGACAATAAGATATCAAAATTAATGGTGTCTAGTGAAGAAATTTATGAGTTACACGATTTCAATGTAGAAGAAATATATAACGTATTTGATTTTAATACTTATTTAGGAAACAGTATTGCATTAAATATACACAAAAATTTTTTTGAAGTATCTGAATATCATCAAGACATTCCAAATTTTACAGATAAAGAATACACATTAAAATTAACAAATACAGAGTTGTTTGTTAACGATCAGGTATTTTGTTATCTATCATCAGATAATATTTGGGACTTCTGTAAAATGGATAAATAAAAATGGATGAGTAATCCATTGATTTTTTTCAAGTTTTTTTAAAAAAAGACTTGACATACTGAGTAGTTGAGTATATTATATATACTGTGCTACAAAGTTGAAAAGGCACAAAGCACATAGGCATAACATTATAGGAGGCACAACTATGGCATCATTAGCAGAAATCCGAGCAAAGCTCAAAGAACAAGAAAACCGCGGTACCAGCTCTGGTCAATCAACAGGCGGTGACAATGCAATTTACCCATTTTGGAATATTAAAGAAGGTGAGAGTGCAACTCTACGTTTCCTTCCTGATGGCAATGAAAATGCTGACTTTTTCTGGGCAGAACGTTTGATGATCAAACTTCCATTTGCAGGCGTAAAGGGTGAAACTGATTCACGCCCAGTACAGGTACAAATTCCTTGTATGGAAATGTATGGCGAGCAGTGTAACATTCTTAACGAAGTACGTGGTTGGTTCAAAGATCCAAGTCTAGAAGATATGGGTCGTAAGTACTGGAAGAAACGTTCATATATCTTCCAAGGCTTTGTAACGGATAATCCTTTAACTGAAGATACAACTCCGGAGAATCCAATCCGTAGATTTATCATCGGTCCTCAAATCTTTCAAATCATTAAACAAGCATTGCTTGATCCAGATATGGAAGAACTGCCAACAGATTATACTGCTGGTGTTGATTTCCGTCTTAACAAAACTTCAAAAGGCGGCTATGCAGACTATTCTACATCTAACTGGGCACGTAGAGAGCGTCCGTTAAACGATGAAGAAATGAATGCTATCAACACACACGGATTATATAATCTAAGTGACTTCTTACCTAAAAAGCCTGACGAAACTGCAATTAAAGTCATGCAAGAAATGTTCGAAGCGTCAGTTGATGGCGAAGCATACGATGCAGACCGTTGGTCGCAGTATTTCCGTCCAAGTGGTATGGCGGCACGTACAGGTGATCCTGTTGCTCCGGCAGCAAGTACTCCTGCACCAGCACCTACACCAGCACCAGAAGCGGCACCTGCTCCAGTAGCAGAGGCAGCACCAGAGCCAACTCCAGCACCAGCGGCTGAAGCGGCTCCTGCAGAAGGTGGCAATGCTCAAGACATTCTAGCAATGATTAGAGCACGTCAAGGACAGTAAAACAATATGACAGCTATTAACGAAACCGAAGCAGAGATTCACGGTTTACCTGTCAACACTTCAAAAGTTAATAGCTGTCACGCTTTTTAGATTAGGAGATTAATATGGCATCAAAAGCATTTGATCCTACGAAGTTTCGAACTTCGTTAACTAAATCCATTACAGGCATGAGTGCAGGATTTAACGATCCTACAGATTGGATTAGCACAGGCAACTACGCACTCAACTATCTTATTTCAGGTGATTGGAACAAAGGTGTTCCTATGGGTAAGGTAACAGTATTTGCAGGAGAATCTGGTGCAGGTAAATCATATATTTGTGCAGGTAACATTGTAAAATACGCACAAGAGCAAGGCATCTTTGTAGTACTAATTGACTCAGAGAATGCACTTGACGAAAGTTGGCTACACGCACTAGATGTAGACACTTCAGAAGAAAAACTACTTAAACTTAATATGTCAATGATTGATGACGTTGCTAAAACTATTAGTGTGTTTATGAACGACTATAAAGCAATGCCAGAAGAAGATCGTCCTAAGGTACTGTTTGTTATTGATAGTTTGGGTATGTTGCTAACACCTACTGATGTTGATCAGTTTAACAAGGGTGATATGAAAGGTGATATGGGTCGTAAGCCTAAGGCATTGACTTCACTTGTTCGTAACACAGTTAATATG